CGCAACAACGCGCTTCGAGCATTCGGTTACCTTAACTACCTCAGCTTGTGTGTACGGGATGGACTACAATGGACAAAACAGGTATCTCATGCATGGCGCCATGAGTCCTTCGAAAGTGAGCTCACACAGGACGGGTTCCCCAGCAACTGGAGGAAACCTATCCACATTAATGAGCCATTCGAAGCTGTACCTTCGACGAAGGTCAGTCTGCCTTATCCACTGAACATCCTCCCAACGACGTCACGGCTTCGATTATTCTCGGCATCATCTCTCAGCAGAGCCATCCCTTGGCGGATGGAACACCTGAAGGAGAAGGCCATACAGGAGAAAATCGACCTGTGGTTCAAAGACGCCTACGATGCAGAAGACGACGAGCTAGAACAACTCGAGGACTTTGCACTAAGGCTAACCACAGACTGTAAACGTCGGAAGCACGTGCGGCTCACGGACGAGTACCTAGCAAACTTCGGGATCACGAACGAAGATCTCAAGTCGGCTAGGGCACCCATCCCAGGAAGAGCTGCATGCACTTCACACACAAGGAAAAGAGGAGGTTGTCAAGCATCACTGCAAGAAGCACTTGGCCTTCGCTTAAGTTCCACCGGCTACGGCGTGGGACCAGCACCTGAATCTCTACCGCCACCAGACCTCGCACAACTCTACTCCGCCTGCGAAATGCCACTGACCATGGGACTTGAACCCAAGTTCAGGCCAGAAGCAATCGAGGAAGTAGGGAAGATACGAGTGGCAACAATCCATGACGCTCTGGCGACACACTACGGACGAGGTGTGTCGGCAGAGACCATTCCACTATTGGCAAGGCACCCCTGGTTCCGTGCTGGGCTGACTGGGTCAAAAATAGAACTCGAACCGCACAAAGGCGATACGGGTCTCTTGACACTATTCAGTGCAGACTTAACAGCAGCAACGGAACTCCTCACACACGACCGAGCACAGGCCGTAATGCGAGGAGTAGGAGCAGCCCTGGAATGGAGCGAGTCAAGGATAGAGGCAGTAGAGACTCTGCTAGGACCCCAGCGACTCATCTACCCAGGAAACCCAAAGCACGGACACCTCACGACAAACAGTGTCCTACTAGGGCTCGGTATCACATGGACTGTACTGTCAATTGTCAACGCCTTCAACGCGACAAGAGACGGTCTCAACGATCGATCATTTGCCGTCTGTGGGGATGATCTCACTGGGCTCTGGAACAGAGCACACAGGGAAGAATACATCTCCAAGACAGAGGAAATGGACTTACAGATCAACCGATCGAAGAGCTTCACATCACGCAAATTGGGCGTGTTGTGAGAGACTAGTCCGGAGAGTCTACCCGACATATGTGGAGCGCAGCCTCCGAACCTCGCCAAAGATCCGGATATTCCTGGATGGTTCTACGCATGAGTTCCCACAAGTCAAGGTAAGAAAGACTCTCCTGTGTACCGACGTACACGACGTCCTGGGTATTCGAGAAGCAAGCGCGGCGAAACTCCTGACACGACGAGGACGAACTGGAGCTTATGCAGTACGAGAGAACTTACTGCATAAACTTGAAACAACTTCTGGACCACTGCGCACACTCATCCTCCATACCCTCAAAAGTACAAGGCCAAAAGGA